GACAAGACTTTGTCCAGAGCTGAAGATTAGGCAATGCCCGGCCTGCGGCAAGTATTTTGTCGAGCAAAACCCTGTGTGTGTGATAACGAAATGTTCATGGTGCAAGAAGGAAGTAAAACCGATCAACGATACGAAACTGGAACTGCCAAAATAAAATGCCTGATGATGAGATAAAAGACGACCAGTATTACGTGGAACTATCGAAGAAGTTCTGCAGGGACGGCCTGGCCGGCAATACGGAGCACTTTAAGCGGGCCCGGAAATGCCGCGACTTCGTCGATAGGCCCGGCAAACAATGGGACGATGCTGACAGGGCAAGTCTGGAGGCCGCGGGCGTAGTTGTTCTTGAGATAAACCACATGCTGCCCATCCGTGACAGACTGGTCGGCAGGGAGGTACAGGGCCGCAAGGACATCAAGATACTGCCGAACAATAACGATTCTCCCGTCGCCGCCGCAATCCAGACGGCGATCATAAAGCATGCAATGAACATCAATAACGGCTGCGATAAAGTATCTGCGATGTCTAAGGATGCCATCACAGGAGGCAAGGGCTGGATGGCGGTCGCCATTGATAAAAAACTAGACCCTGTCAAAGGTGATATTTCAATCCGCCACCGGCCGCCGACGCACGTTACCGAGGACCCGCTAGGTATCCAATACGACCTTAATGAGGACTGCCAATTCGTAAATGACTGGGACTGGGCGCCGTTCGATGAGGTTGAGGCTGAATTTCCCGATAAGGCCGATGAATTGGCTGGCATACGATCGGGTGAGACCGGAGTGGCGGAAAAAACAGGAATATCGAAGGCAATTACGATTATCAAATCAAATGTTAATGCCGTTATTTCAAGTGTGTTCGGAGGCAAAACAGAGGAGAACTATGAGGAGGAGATACCAGAGGGACAGGAAGGACTGGAACCATCGAATTATCGCTATAAAGTCGTATGGAGTTATTATACGGAGTATAAGAGATGCGTTTACTGGATAGATAAACAGTTTCAGACCGTCCGCCGCGAATTGGATGAGGACATTATTGCAAAGGACGAGGCGGCAACCGAGGGGAACCCGCAGCGGTTTGAGATAATCAAGGGACAAGTGAAAATCCTTCACTACATTAAAAGGGTAGATGAGATTCTGCTTATCCACTTGGAAGACCCATTTAAATACCTCGAAAACTTCGCCTACGAATTTACCGAAAATGGAGTCCGCCTCTACGAAGTTGCGTGCATGCTGCCGTATGTTCGCCAATGCGCTTACTTCAATGAAGGGGAAGTTAAAGGCAAGATGGATGACATTCTCGGGCCGCAGACGGAAGAAAACCGAAAGCGGACGTTAATCGGAAAATTACTGACCAAGTTGGCTGTTCGAAGTTGGTGGATCAAGGCCGGAATTCCGGATGTAGATAAAGTTGAGGAGCAACTGAAGGCCTACGGGTCGAAGCCGGGTATAGTTGTCGTTTCCGAAGAAGCGCCGCAACCATTAGAGAAACAAGAGCCTTTTCGGGAATCTATGGAGGCCTCGATGCGATCCGTGCAGGACATGCGCGATATTGCCAACGTGCCTGTTGAGAGTATGGGTCAAAAAACAGACCCCAATATGAGCGGCGTACTCTACAATCTTAAACAACAATCGGGCGATTTGGGCAACGAGATAATTTTCGGTCATTTAGACCATACCCTGCGGATATTGGGCGATACGTTAAGAGTTATTATAAACTGTGCGGACGTTTACTCGGAGGACGAGATACGTTCAATAATCGGTAAAGACCAGATGATAGATAGGCAACTGGCAAAGCAGGTGGTTGAGCAACTCGGACCGACCCCGCAACAACCACCACCCCCGAACCCGCAGGCCATCGCCTTCCTGGAAGCACAAAAACCCGGGAGTGAGGCAAAGATTTCAATGGCCTACCAGAAGAAGATGGCCGAATTTCAGCAACAGATGCAGATGTACGATAAACTTGTCAAGGATAAGGCAGAAGATATGCTTTTGGAGCAGATTAAGAGTGTCAAAATTGGCAGGTATTCGACAACGGTTGCACAAAGTCCCTCAACTCCCACCGCCAAAATTGCTGCAATGATGGAGATGGAAGCCCTTGATAGGATGAGGCCGGGCATTATATCATCTAAAAGGTTGATTGAGGCCAGCGGTCTGGCGGACAAGGAAGGAATACTCGAAGATTTGATGCAGGCCCAACAGGCCCAGCAACCGCAGAAGGTGGCGTAAATGGATGTAAAAGATTTGAACAAGCAGTTGGCGAGGATTCACGAGGCAGTAACACAGGTTGTAGAGCCGGTGATGAAACTGCTCCCTGACCTGTCCGGTTCGGTTGGAGTGAGGCTTAATTTCAGGGCAGGACAGTTTATAAATGCTAACGTAGAGGCTTACGGCAAAAATGTATCGCTGAACCTAGCATCGAAGCCGGGATAACGGTCCTTTTGACAAGTAAATAATTTTCTAGGGACGATTGTGAAAAACAAACCCCTGACTGTCCGGGCGTACCGGATGGACAGGGGTTTTTTATTTAGTGCCATGCGGCGGGCTTACGCTGCGATGCCGGAACCGGACCGGCGAAAAAAACCGGACCTTGTTCGCAGGTTTAGCGAACGATGCTTGCGGCGGGCCTCGCCGCGATGCGGGACTGGACCCGCGAAACAAACCAGAAGGAGTCGTTATGGAAACTAAAAGTGCATTGGATGAAGCAGTATCGCAGATTTCAAAAGATGTGATGGATGCAGAGGACTTGGAAACGGCGACTGGTGAACCATCGCTAGGCGAACCAACAGCGGGCGAACCAACAGCGGGCGAACCAACAGCGGGCGAACCAACAGCGGGCGAACCAACAGCAGGCGAACCAACAGCGGGCGAACCAGCAGCAGGTGAACCGGCAACAGTAATTCCGCAGACCGTGCCGCTAGCGAAGTATCTGGAGGCAATTCACAGGCTAAAGGCGCTGACTCGCGGGGCCGTAGGGCAACCTTTGGGTATTCCTCAACGGGAAGATACTAGGGCAACCACCGACAAGCCGGTAACGATTGCCCAGATTCGCGAGAAATACAAGCTCGCAAAGGATGATGCCTTCACTGTTGAAATGGCTGAAGAGCTGGAAACAAACCGCGCTGAAAGGACAGCAATCGACCAAAGACTCAGTATCGAAGAGCGGAGATTCGCAGGTGAGAAGGCATTCGAGGACAACCAACCGCCGGAACTGGAGGTAATCGGACTCGGTGTGAGCGATGTGCTTACCCGGGAGAACCTTGAGCTTTTAAACGGCAGGCAGTGGAGGACTATTCTAAACAAGCCCCCTGAAGAGCAATCGAAAGCAACCTACGAAATCCTAGTCAGTCTGCACCCTGAACTATCGAAGAAATTTGCCGCCTTCAATGCAACTAAAACAACGAAATCAACAACTGTAAAAAAGGCAGGCACGGTAACCTCGCCCGCGAAACCGCCGGTCAAAAAACCAGTCCTGACCCAGGAACAGATTATTGCTGGGTCAACGACGCCGGAGGAGGCCCGGAAACTGGCGACTAACCAGATATTCGGCCCGGATGAGGAGTGACCTGCCAGAATGAAAGGTAGGTTTTTCAATGGGAGATACACAATTTGGGACTAACGACCCACGCACCCAGAAGGTGTGGTCAAAGAAGACCTTTGAATACGCCCTGGCGGAGATGTTCCTGATGAACCGCGGCCTAATGGGGGTCGGGGCGAACTATTGTATACAGATTCTGTCGGACCTCGAGCGCAAGCCCGGCGATGCCTGCACCGTTGAGATGGAAGCACCCTTAGTTAGCGAAGGTGTCGGTGAGGATGGCAACGCAACGGAACATGCAGAGGCCCTGACGGTCTTGAACCAGACGATTACCATCAACGAGAGGGCACACGCAGTCCGAAGCAAAGGCGCTATGAGCGAGAAACGCACTGCCACGGACATTAGGGAGGCGGGAAGGCGGCAACTTGGAATATGGATAGGCAACATCGCAATGGAGCCGGACCTGATGAGGTGCCTTTACGGTCTCTACAACGCATCAGGAATCGCAACGGTGAATGAGAAGACACCATCATCGGCAAGGATATGGCGGGGCGGTCAGACGGCAGCCGGCGTGATACAGGCCACCAGCAGCAGCATAATGACGGTAGCGGCACTGTCGGCCCTGACGGCCACCGATGCCCTGTGCGGCCTGAAGGTGCTCGAGCAGATCCGCCGGATGGCGGAGTTGTGCACGCCGATGATTACGCCTCTGCAGGTAAAAGGCTACGACCAGCCTGTTTACCCGGTTCTGCTGCATCCGTATCAGTTAAAGGCCATCAAGAACGAGACCGGAGCAGCTGGTTATGCGGCCTTAATGGCAGCGGCACAGACCCGCGGCAATCAGAACCCACTCTTCACGGGCGCTGAGATATTTTACGATGGCCTGGTCATTTACAAGTACCTGCGTGCCCCGATGAGAACGGGACTCGGCACAACGACACCGGCGGAAGGGTTCGAATTGAACGCCGCCAGGACGATAACTACCGACCCGGTCGCAACGGGCAAGAGCGTTGCACGAGGAATCCTGCTCGGCAAGGCAGCTGCGGCAATCCTGCACGGCAAAAGGCCTGCATGGTCGGAAGACTTCTACGACAACGACAAACCGCAGGTAAAAATCGACATGATTTACGGGGTATCAAAGATCAGGTTCAATGAATTTACAATCCCCAACACCAACACCGTCCAGCAGGACTTGGGAGTATTTACCTTCGATACGCAGGTCATTGTCGATTCGTAGGGTTCTTTGACAATTTAGCATCTTAGGGACGATAGTGGAAAACTAACCCCTGCATTCCGGGCCGGTGTAGGCTCGAGCGCAGGGGTTTTTTGTTTAAGAAAAAAGGAGCAAACAAATGAAAAAGTTAATTTTACTGGCCGGCCTGATTTTGCTGATGGCGATGCCTGTTGTTCGGGCCGATTACGGTCTGAACAATTTCAACATCACGATTGTCGATGAACTGGGCGAGCCCATCAGCGCAAGCCTGACGGTCAACGTTTACGCGGCGGACGATACCAACTCGGTCGTAACAATCTACGCCAATGCCCAAAAGACCGCAAAGAGCAACCCGATTACCGTTACAAACGGTCAAATGAGCTTCTACACAGGCGCGTTCTATCTTGACATTCGAATCAACGATAGTTCGAACGCTACATGGAAAAGAGATGTCTCGTCTACCACGCACAGGATTTTCTTCGTCAGGCAGGATTATGTCAATACCTCCGTGAAGCAGTATGTCCAGACCGTGGCTTATGCCAAATTAGGTTCCACAGGCGCCGGCTGGACGATAGGCGCAGCCGACGATTTGTCACTGGCGACTTTGGCGGCATCTCAGACGGCGGAGATTATGATAATCCCTATCACGGTACCTCTTAGGGTCGGCGATACGATTACGGCCTGGACAATCAATGGGCAAATCGACAGTGCAGGCAATGCCGCAACTCTCGACGGCAAACTCTATAAGCATACGGAAGCTACTGCTGGTGGTTCAGCAACGGCGGTTGGTTCAGGGATGACACAACTCTCGAAGACTGCAGATTACAAGGTAGCCAACGGTGAATCAAGTCTTACCGAGGTGGTCGCAGCGGATGAATCTTTTTTCCTGCTCGTTACGGGGACCACCGGCTCCACAACGGACATAGAAATCGCAGGTATTACGGTAACGGTTTCCGGGCTTTGGTAGTAAAGGTTTTTAAGGCTAAGGCGGGTGAACATCCCGCCTGGCCTCTTTTGTGAGAAAATATGGTAATAACCAAAGCAACAATCGTAGCGGCGATAAATCAGGAATTGTATAGCGGCAACTCGCTGGTGACGGTTGAAACAGCCACCAATTCAATCAGGAAGGGGCTGAAATGGCTCTCTAAACAAGGCAAGTGGCCGTGCCTGTATAGAGAGGCAGTCGAAGCGGACAATGCAACTCTCATCGCCGGAACAAAGAAAATCGCACTGCCGGCCAATTTCAGGCTCCTGAACAGGATTATCCTCAACGACAGCACTTACGACTATGCACCCCTGACACTTACTACTTTCAACGAAATCCTGAAGGCAAGAGAGTACGAGTCATCATCGGCATATAGCCGGCCTTTGCAGTACGTTGAAAAGGGCGGGTATTTTCACCTCTCGCCGACCAGCGATGGAGCCTATACGGCAAAATTTCATTTCTGGCGAAACCATCCCGACCAGAATGAGATTCTCTTCTCAGATGATTTCGAAGATGCACTCAACTCTATCTGCATAATGAAACACCTGATGGAGAAAGGCCGCGCACAAAAGGCGGGCGGGTATCTGCAACTGGCGCAGATGGAGGTTGCAGACCTGCGGACGATTGAGGACACGGAATTCGGCTTCGTAGAACATGAGGGACTCTAAAATGAATAAATCACTAAAACTTGGCTTTCTAGGGGGCATTCTCGGTGGGATATTTTGTGCAGTCGTGCTTTTTACTTCGGCCTGGACTTTTACCTACGACACAGCCACACCGCCCACGACCGGCGAATCGCCGAGCCTCGGGGCGTTTCGGATACGGGAGTTCAAGCTGGCAATTCAGGAACGATTGAATATAGACCACTATTTTCCCCTCTCGACAGGACAGGTATCCAGCGCCGACGCAGGCAAACACAGGCAGATCACCTTTGTTAATACCGATACCGGAAGCGACCCTAATTTATACACCAAGACAAGCGGGACCAATAAGGAACTTACCTATATTGA